TACAGATACCTTTTCTAAATTTCGTAAATGTGGGGTATAACAAAACCATTAACAAAAAAACTCGATTTTGTTATGGTTTTTGTTATGGTTTTTGTTATGTTTTTGTTATGATTTCGGTGTGAAATAAACGCGTCTTTTTAGTGCGTAATTATTGACGCTCCAGTTTAGGATCGGGATCTCACGGTTAAGATTCAGATCATCTTGTAAGAGTTGGATCGCGAATACGTTAGCCTCTAACTCGTATATCCCTTCGACGTGTAAATCGGTGTCTAAAAATATACTGTTAATATTTTTGTGTAGAATCATGTGCCCTAATTCGTGAGCGCAATATAATAGTTGCTCCTCCTCTGATAGTTCCTGGTTAATGTAGATAATATCTCGGTCCTTATATCGTTGGTAAAATCCGCCGACGTGTACTAATGGAACATACACGACTAGCGCGCCTAATTCCTTAGCGATCTTAAAAGGATCTTGTGTTTTGTATTCCGTTTTTAAGTTTTCTGTAATAGTGTAAAGATTATAAATAAGTCATACCCCCATGCTTTATTTATTATTTTTGTTAGCTAAAGCGATACCCACCTCCATAGCAGATAGAATAGACTGAATCGCCTCCTCGTCTGCCGGCTTTCCATTAAACATTAAGCCTTTATGATTAAGTAGCTGAATCTTGGCATTTGCTAAAATATCTACTATATCCGTCGGCTGATTATTCTTAATGGAAAATGTGGAGACGATGCGACCTCGGCTAAGCTCGTCAGCGCTAATATTTAGGGTGTCACACACCTTAAAGATATTAGACAGAGTAGCGGTACCTATGCCTCGTGTGAGAAAACTATTGATAGTAGAGTTAGGCACGTCACACGCTCGCGAAAAGGCTAAAAGAGAGCCATAGCGCTCTATTATTAGGCGCTTTAATTGTTTTTCAATTTGCATTGTTAACCTCCTAACAAGTATAAGTATATATAGTATTTTATGAAATATCAACAAATTTTATGCTTTATCGCAAGGTAATTTTAAGCATTTTATCCAAAAATTACGAAATATCGAAAACAAGCGTTGACGATTTCCAATATTTCGGATATTATTAGACTTGTAATTACGAAATATCGTAAACAGTTACTAAAAACCAAAAAGAAAAAGGAGGCAAAAAAAATATGGCATACCCAAACTTAAAAGCGGAAATCGCTCGTAGCGGATTGACTTATAGCGAGATCCTGGAGCGTGGTAAGAAGGACGGTCGCTTAGACTGTACGATCTCTACCCTCAGTCTTAAGATTAACGGAAAAGCTGAGTTTACACTTAATGAGAGCATGGCTCTTAAGGAGATCATCGGTACAGATCTACCGCTTAACGAACTATTTAAGAATGAATCGGAGGCTTAAATATGAAAGTAGTTCACGTATTAGCAAGCGGAGAAGTTAAGAGAGATATCCAGGGGCATACAGTAAAGCCGGAGGATGTTCCGGAGTTTTACAAGATCTTGAAAAAGGAGATTAGAAAACTCAATGAAAAGAAAAATTAAGAATTTGATCCTTAAGGGGTTAGCTTGTATCGCCGGATTTAATCTGATTGTATTCGTATCCTCAATCGATAGCTTAACTAGAGACGGCTTAGTCCTAGGATTAATCGTAAATGGTATCGGAACGGTTTACCTTTTCATCCTACTCTATGCTAATGGGTGGATCACTGGAACGAATCCGTATTACAAAAAAGGAGGTTTTAAGCATGAATTATTTTAATCCAGGAGATTCGGTAGTAACAGTTATCAACGGTAGATTAGTCCATGCTAAAGTAGCTAGCTTTTATCCTCAGATTTCTACCGCTATCGTGGTTACGGAGGATAAAGAGTATATGAAAGTACCATCTACTAGTATTAGTCCGGAACCGGAGGCTCCTAAAAAAGAGGGCGTTACTATTACCGCTAAGGAGTTTACAGATATTAGCGCTAAGATTGTAGCCGAGGAATGTGCTAAGGCCGGCGAAGATGGTTTATTTTTATCAATACCGATTAGCGTGATTATCGGTAAGATCGGCATTAAGTTATTCGGAGAGGCGGATAATGATTAAGTTATATCGCCACCAGGAGGTAGCTCTAAGTTATGCAAGATCTAATAACTTTTTCGCGTTCTTTATGGAGCAAGGTACCGGTAAAACCTTAGTCGGACTTTTTAGGATCCTGGACTTATTAAAAGGCGGACAGATTGAGGAGGCTCTTATAGTAGCTCCTAAGTCAGCTCTAGGAGCCTGGGAGAGAGATATTGAGCTATTTGATCCGTTAGATCAGGACTTACTTAGATCGGGTATAACTCTTATTAACTATGATAAAGTATGGCGAGGAAAGGCTAAGAGTCCTTTTAATAAAAAGTGGGGTTGTATCATATTGGACGAGGCCCACTATATTAAGAATCGGACGAGCCGACGGAGTGAGTTTCTACTCAAGTTAGCCACGAAGGCGGATTACAGATATATATTGACGGGTACTCCCGTTAGCAATGGTCAGCTTGAGAATATATGGAGCTTATATACATTCCTGGACGGATATATAGAACGTGGATATCCGTACTCGCGAATTTTCGGAGGAGCTTATAGTAAGTTTTTAGAGCGCTACTGTATTCTCAATATGTACCATAAGCCTAGCTCTTATATCCATGTAAGAGAGCTACAAGATATTATTAACGAGTATAGCTATCGAGTTAAAAAAAGCGAGTGCTTAGATTTACCGGATAAGCTACCGGACGAGATCGTAAAGGTAGATTTACTAGAGAAGTCTTTATATAAGAGACTCGCCACAGAGTCGGCAATCCTGGAGTATGAGATCCTAGCGGATAACCCTCTAAGTAGACTAATAAAGCTCCGTCAGCTATGTAGCGGATTTATAAAGCTAGAGGACGGTACTATTATCGAGACCAAAAACGAAAAGCTCTCGATCCTCCAGGAATTACTAGAGGGTTTCGAAGATACTAAGAAGATCGTTATTTTCGCCGAGTTTAAGTACTCGATACGTAAGATCGAGGAGCTACTTACTAAGTTAAAAATTAAGTACGTAACCTTAGACGGAGACCAAAAGGATAAGAGTATATGGAGAAAATTCCAGGCGGATAAGTCTATACGAGTTTTTATAGGTCAGTATCAATCAGCTAACGCCGGTATCGATTTATTTAGTAGCGATACTATTATCTACTACGAGCCGACTACTAGATCGGTAGTCCTGGAGCAAAGTAGAGACCGTATCCACCGGACCGGCCAGGTTAATAAGTGTAGTTATATACACTTACTTACCAAAGGCACGGTTGAGGTAGACATTTATAGAGCGTTAGCCGGTTACTCAGACTTTAGCGAGGCGCTATTTACTCGGTATATGGACGGATACCATAGGAGCTATAATCAGTAAAATTTTTTAACGTAAGTTTACGAAATTTCGTAAAAGAGGGTACTAGCGTGAGAAATATAAAAGACAATTTAATAAGCGTCTTAATAGGAGTAGCGTTATCAATCCCTATTTGTATAGGCGCTCACAAGGAACAATTAAACCAAAAGGAGCCTAAAGTAGACTATCATGAGCTTACGACGGTTAAGCCTGTAGCCTTACCTATCGAGAAGGTAGATGTAACTCAAGTAGCTGAGGCGACTCCGGAGCCGAATCCTACTAAGACGTATGACTCGATTGATCTCATAGCCTTGTGTACTGAGGCGGAGGCTGGTAACCAGGATCTAGAGGGTAAACGCTTAGTTGTAGACGTGATCCTGAATAGGGTAGATGATCCGGACTTTCCTAACACGGTCCGAGAGGTAATAACTCAGCGCCACCAGTTCGAGACCTGGAGTAACGGAGCTATAGACCGAGTGAAACCTAGTGAGTCTACTATTGAGGCGGTTAACCTAGAGTTATCGTCGCGCCTTAATTATGAGATCCTATATTTTACCGCCGGAGGATACGGTAAGTACGGTACTCATTGGAGAAAAGTAGGAGATCATTATTTTTGTACTAAATAGGAGGTGGTAAAGTGAAAGTATATATTAGCGGACCGATAACCGGTACTAAAGACTATATGGAGCGCTTTAGCAAGGCTCAAAAGTATTTGGAGTCGTTGGGATGTAGCGTAGTTAATCCGGCTTTAGTTAATTCTAATATACCTAAAGATACAACTTATGAGGGGTATATGCGTATGAGACTTTGTATGTTAACTTTGTGCGACACGATTTATCTTTTAAAAGGATATGAGGACTCTAAAGACGCTCTAATGGAATTAAATAACGCTAAGTTATTCGGATGTAAGATACTTTACGAAAAGACTCCGGCGGATATGTTTCCTAGACTATCGAGATAGAGGAGGTAGTTAATGAGCGCAACTAATAGAGGAGCTAAAAGAGTAGCGTCCGATTTTTATGCTACACCTTTAGAGAGTGTATATAGTCTTTTGGATAATTACGACGGCATAAAGCCAGGAGATAAGATATTAGAACCGTCGGCCGGTAACGGTAATATAATCCAGGCTTTACGAGATAAAGGATATAAAAATACTATCGACGCTATAGAGTTAAGAGCTGAGGAGGCTAATAATTTAGCAAGGTTAGCGGACGACGTTATGATCGGTAACTTTTTAGAGCTTAATAATTCTGATAAGTGGGATGTGATTATAGGTAATCCGCCTTATAGCCTAGCGCAAGAATTTATAGATAAGAGCTTAGAAGTATTAGCGCCAGGCGGTCGTCTTATATTCTTATTACGCACTAATTTTTTAGAGAGTCAAAAGCGCGCAAAATGGTGGAGAGATAAGCTACCTAGCGGATTATATGTATTAAGTAAGCGTCCTAGTTTTACCGGAAAAGGTACAGACGCTACTTCTTATAGTTGGTTTGTATGGACTAAGAGACAGACAGACAGACAGACAGACAGACAGACAGACAATTAGAGTAATTTAGGGAGGTGGTAAAGTGAATACTTATATATATGATATAGAAGTATTCTCCTAGCTGACGACTGGATCGTAGACTTTAGTAGGCCGGAGCTAGACGCTCCTCATATTACGATATACAACGACAACGCCAGGCTTAGAGCTTTCCTAGATCAAGAGGGTATTATCCTCGGCGGATTTAACAATAAGCATTACGACGACTACGTAGTTATGGTTATGCTAGCCGGAGGATCTAATATCGAGGTAAAGAGAGCTAACGACTATATAATCGGAGGTGGTAAAGGTTGGGAGATCCCTTTTATCCAGTATCAAAAAAAGCCTTTTAAGAGTTTTGATTTAAGAGACGATATCCCGGATAAGGGACTAAGCCTAAAAGCTATCGAGGGTAACTTAAAGCTACCGATCGTAGAGAGTAGCGTACCTTTTGATATTAACCGTAAGCTAACTAAAAAAGAGCTAGAGGAGGCAATTAAGTACTGCCGGATTGATGTTAACTCTACTAAGCGTCTTTACTGGGAACGTAAAAAGAACTATCTCGACGCTAAGATCCTAGCCGGTAGTATCTACGGTATCAGCGCGGAGGACGCTCTAGGATATACTAACGCCAGGTTATCAGCCGAGGCGCTAGAGGCCAAATATACAGAGCGAGACGACGAGAGAGAGTACGTACTTCCTCCTAACCTGGATCCTAATCGGATACCTAAAATCGTACTTGATTTCTTTATGCAAATTAAGGACAAGTCGATCCCGAGTGCTAAGCTATTCGGCACCGGTAAAGGTGGCTCTAAGGGTATGACTCTCGAGCTTATGCTTAAGACGTCAGCCGGAGAGTGTCCGGTAACTTACGCATGGGGCGGAGTGCATGGAGCCAAGCCTTGCGTAACGATTGAGGAGACCGAGGACAGAGTTATCATTAACCAAGACGTCGGATCTCTATATCCTAATAGCATGATAAACTTCGGCTATACGTCTCGGTCTATGAAAGATCCGGATGCATACGAAAAGCTCGTAAAGTTGAGATTGGATTTTAAGGCTAAGGCTAAAGCGGTTAATAGAGAGATCTCTGATAAGCTCGGCGGATCGTGGTATCACGATTTTTCAGATCCGGACGAGGACGGTATGTTAGTGTTTAATCTTGATAAAGCTAAGGCCGGAACCGACGAGGAGACTTATAAAAAGATCGAGGAGTATTTCGATTACGACTCAAAACAGTCGAGCCTTAAGCTCATTATTAACACTTGCTACGGAGCTATGTTAAGCGAGGGTAACGGTCTTAACGACCGCCTGGGAGGACGTAGCGTATGTATCACTAATCAATTAGCTATGAGTATCTTAATCCAGGATCTCGCTAAGCGTTGCGAGTCTATCGATTTTGTAAATATCAATACCGATGGTATTATGTTTACGATCGACCGTAAGGAGGTAGATTTATCGGAGGAGATAGTAGCCGACTGGTGTAAGTTAACTGGGTTTACTATGGAGCGAGACGATTTTTATAAGGTGATCCAAAAGGACGTTAATAACTATATCGGTATTTATAAGGACGGTCACTTTAAGACTAAAGGCGGTTTCGTATCTTTATACGATGGAGGTAATTTTAAGACTAACTCCTTACAGATTATCCACAAGGCTATCGTGGATAAGTTGGTAAAGGGTATTGATCCGGAGACAACTATACGAGAGTGTACAGAGGTTACGGCTTTTCAGCAGATTATAAAGACTGGTGGTACTTTCGAGGGATCGTATCAATATATTAACGGCGAGCGTGTACCAATCCAAAAGGTTAACCGAGTTTATGCGGTTAAGGATCCTAAGTACGGTCAGATCGTTAAGGGTAAATGGATTACCGAGAAAAGAAAGAAAAATAAAGAAACCGGTAAAATGGAGAGTACTCCGGTGGATCCTCCAATATGGAGTGAAACGGTCATCAGTGAGTGTCCTACTCATGCCGGTATAGATAACGAGAATAAGCTCACGGTAGCGGATCTCGACCTAGATTACTATATCAATATGGCTAAAAAGCGTATCGATAAGTATATAAATCTCGATAAAGCTGTCGAGAGGAAACTAAGTAAAATTACAAAGGAGGTTGTAATCATGGCAACAAAAGAGGCAAAGGCTGAGGAAAAGAAAGAGGTTAAGAGTATGAACGTGTACGAAAAGTTAATGATCGCACGAGACGAGTTCTTAAAGGCTCCAGTAAAAAAGAGTGGTGTTAACCGTTTTGCGGAGTTTAAGTACTTCGAGTTAGAGGATATCGTCCCGGTCGCTAACAAGATTTTTAAGAGTCTAAACCTGGTATTTAATACCTCTATCGTAATGGAGGAGTACGTAGGCTCGCTAGTAAACGTCGATGATCCTACCCAGGTTATTAAGTTTAAGATTCCTACTATCAACTTAACCGTAATGGATAAGGAGGGTAATATTAAGCCTCCTGCCGGTATGAATAGCGTCCAGGCTCTCGGATCTACTATTACCTACATGAGACGTTACCTTTATATGCTCTGCCTGGATATCGTAGAGGCTGACGCAATCGACGCTACTATCGATAAGCCTAATGCAGAGGCTCCAAAGGCTGAGACTACTAAGAAGTCTAACAAACCGGTAAGCCAGGAAAAGCGTCAAGAGGTTAAGGAGGAGCTTATTAACCAAGATGGAGAGGCTACCACTACCCAGGTTAAGGCTATTAAGAACGGTCTTAAGAAGTTGAGAGCTAAAGAGGGCGGAGATTATGAGGCCTATATTACCTCTTGTGTTAAGCGCCTTAAGGCCGGAGTAAATAAGACCGAGGCAGAGGATCTCTTAATCGAGATCGGTAATAAGGTAGCAGAGTAAAAATTTTACGATATTTAGCAAACATTATTGAAATATCGAAAGACTTATGTTAACATTTAAGCCAGTTGGAAGAAATTAACAAAAATTTTTTCTAACTGGTTTACGAAATTTCGTAAAAGGAGGTGAGAATATGTATCTTAACGTGCTAAGTTTTAAAAATGGTAGGACTTTAGCTTTTCAGACGAAAGTACCTTTTAGCGTAGATAAGTTAGATGGCTACGAGTTTCTGACAGTTATTGCCGACGAGATTAACAATCAGAACATTAGCTTTAGGACTAGCGAGGTGGTAACGATCGCTAGTACGGTTGTTAAGTCTGAGGACGAAAAGCCTACGGCTGAGGACGTCGTAGACGGTCCTAAGAAAAGGACCGGAAAGTCTACAGTAACACCTGTACACAAGATTCCGGCTCTTAAGACTAAAGTAACCGAGGAGTAAAAAATTTATATGGAGGTAAACCAAAAATGAGTGATGTTGAATTTTTGGACGGTAATAGAATAAAAGTACCGGTACCAAAAAAATGTAAGAAAATGACCGCTACAAGATTCGCTACAGTGCTAGGCCTAAACGCTTGGAATACTCCCTTTAGTGCATTTTGTGAAATGACTCGAACTTACGAGGAGCCTTTTGAGGATAGTATCTACACTATCGCCGGTAAGGTGATCGAGCCTAAGATATGCGAGTACTTAAGATCTCGCTACTTCATGGATATTAAGAGTCCTACAGACGTATACGGTCCGGACTACTTTAAAAAGACTTGGGGCGACTTTTTTCCCGACGTCGAGGCGCTCGGTGGTATGTGGGATTTCTTAGGTGACGACTTCGTAGTCGAGGTTAAGACTACTAAGCGAGTAGAGGACTGGAGAGGAGTCGACGGAGAGGTCGAGCCTCCGATCTATTATAAGCTCCAGGCTAGCTTATACGCTTATCTTTTAGGTTTTGATAACGTGGTTATGACTTGTAGCTTTTTACAAGATAAGGACTACGCTAATCCGGAGGCTTTCGTACCTACGGTAGATAATACAGTCGTTATCGAGTTTAAGCTCTCGGAGGCGTTCCCTACTTTTAAGGAGTCTTATATTGATCCGGCTCTTAAGTTTTGGAGGGATCACGTCTTAACTGGTATCTCTCCGGAGTTCGACGAGAAGAAAGACGCTAATATCCTTAAGGAGTTGCGTAAGAACGTAACTGAGGCAAGTGATAAGGATATTGCTAAGTTAATGGCTGAGGCTGATAAGCTGAGAGTAAGCGTAGATAAGGCCGAGGCTAAAATCGCCGATAAGAAAAAGCGTATTAAGGAGATCGAGGACCAGGTTAAAGAGTCTATGAAGTCTCAGTTTAGAGACGGAGATAAAAAGGTCGAGATCGCCGGTAAAGCGTATACCTGGACGCTTAGTAGGTCAGAGCGTAATAGCTTAGACTCCACTAAGTTAAAAAAAGAGCTACCGGACGTATTTACTAAGTATTCCAAAAAGTCGGAGGTTTACAGTCTTAAGACGGTAGCTATCGAGGAGGTGTAGCTTATGGGAATTATGGACGCAATCAATCCGGAGGACCGGATAGAGATTACTAAGAGCGAGTATCACGCTCTAGTAAAAAATACGGCTCAGTTAGAGCTTATGGTTAGATTAATTAAAAACGATACGCCGATTAAAACTATCAAAACGGCGTTTAATGTTAAAGAAGAAAAGGAGGCCTAATTATGGCAAAAATTAAGTTATCAGAGGGCGGTTTTTCATTGGTTCCGGAGGGAGTAACAGTATTTAAGGTTATGGAGGTAGACGACTCTAAATATGAGGACTTCGGAAAGCTAGTAGTTAAGCTACAGACTGCGAGCGGACAGACTCATAACGAACAATTTACGCTTACTAAAGCTAACGGAGAGCTTAACGAGGGCGCTTTAAAGGCTTGGAGCTACTTCGCTAAGACTTGTCTTAATAACTTCTCAGTCGAGGAGATTGATACCCAGGATATCGTCGGATGTTATATCCAGGCTACTGTTAAACATGAGAAGTATACTCGTACAAAGGGCGAACACGCAGGCGAGGAGGCTACTGCCGTTAGACTAAACGACTATACAGTCGCTACCGGATTCGGAGGAGCGTCTAAGGCTGAGGATACAACAGAGGACGACGAGGACGACCTCGACGACTTCTTAAATGACTAAGCCGGAGAAAAAGCTCCAGGATAACGCTATTAAGTATTTGAAAAGTCAAGGTATTTACCACTTAAATCTTTTCGGAGACGGTTGGTCCGGCAAGGGTAAGCCGGACCTAATAGCGTGTATAAACGGTAGATTTGTAGCTTTCGAGTTAAAGGTAGGATCCAACAACGATATGCAAGCCGACCAAAAGATCCATAAACTAAGGATTGAGAGATCCGGCGGACTACACTTTTCGCCTTATACCTTGGAGGAATTTATAAAAATTGTGGAGGAATTAAAAAAATGAGAAAAATTAAACAGTTAAACGAGTCGGAGGTAATCCCTGCTATTTGTGATGGTCTTAAAGTCGTTAGAGTTAACCTCAATAAAATAGTAGCGTGTAACCTTGCGAGTAAACCAATAGCGACGATCCGTAACGATTTAGGCGACGCGGATTATATTTATTTTACAGTGGAGGAATTAAAAAAATGAATAAAGAGCAAAGAGTAACGACTTATACGGAGTTTATACCTCCGTTCGGCGATGACTTTATCTCAAGTCATGACTTAGACGACTTATGTTTTTTCGACGTTCCAGCGTCTACTAAATATCACGGAGCCTATGAGGGAGGTCTTTTCGATCATAGCCTAGAAGTAGCTAAGGCCCTTGTAGACTTAACCGATAAGCTCGGTCTTACCTGGAGTAGACCGGAGAGTCCTTATATCATTGGTATGTACCACGACTTATGTAAATGTGATTCTTATCGTTACGATATCGAGAGCGACTCTTACGTCTATAATAACGATCAAATCCTAGACGGTCACGGAGCTAAGTCCGTTATTATAGCTCAGAAATTTATCAGACTTACCGACGAGGAGATCGCTTGTATCCGGTGGCATATGGGCGCGTTTGAGGACGATCCAAAACTTAGAAACGGTTACGGTCGCGCTTGTGAACGTTACGAAAATGTACTTTTTACTCACACGGCGGATATGATTGCTAGTAAGATTATGGGCATCTAATAACCGGAGGTACCGAGAGGATGGATAAGCGTAAATACAATAGCTCTGGTTATAAAGATATGACGGCGTTTTTAGCGATCGAGAACGTCAGCCGAGAAGAAAAGGCAGACGAGAGACGCGTAAGAGAATTACTAAAACAGATATTTAGAGATACAGAAAAAGCCGGCTTTCACTTGGAAAACCGGCTAATCTTGAAAGACAAAAAGACCGGTAAGGTGTGGAGGTAGAATATGTTAGCTGATGAATGTCACTTAGGCGATAAGGTGAAGATTATTTACCCTGGTAGTGGTGCGTATGGGTGTCAAAATAAAATAGGTTATATCAGTCATAAAAAAGCTAGTCACGGTATAGGAGATACTGATCCAGGTGTCAATGTCGCATTGGAAAACGGAGGGATTTGGCGTATCATTCCTGAAGCAAACGTAGAAAGAATAGCCAAGGCCGATCCTACTCATACTTCTATTCCTAATGTGGCTAGAGAGATGGTAGGTTTAGATCCTATTAAACCTAGTTACTATAACGATACTAAGATCACTCCGTTTAATGTTATTGACGATTGGAGTCTTAATTTTTATTTAGGTAACGCCGTTAAATATATCAAGAGAGCCGGTAAAAAGGACGGTAATACACGTCTCCAGGATCTTAAAAAGGTTAGAGAGTATATCGACCATGAGATTAAGGCTGAGGAGCTCATTACAGATAGAAACTAAGAGGTGTAACTATGCGATATATTATTTTAGACGGTAAAACGCCTACACACGGCTTTAAAGACGGTAAGGGTACTAAGTCATGGGACGAGGTAAAAGACTTCGATAATGTGGCTTGCATCGTTCCTAAAGGTTACGTCGTCTACGATTTCGATACTACCTCGGACGCTGAGATCATGCTTAAGATTGTAGACGGTTTAGGTCTTAAGACTCGAGTGATGAAAACGACTCGCGGTATACATTGTTGGTTTAAGTCTCCGGAGGAGAATCCTAAAAACTTTATTAAAAACCGTCTAGCGTGTGGGATTTACTCCGATCGTAAAGCCGGAGGCCGTAACGCTTACGTTAAGATCAAGCAAGACGGTCACGCGCGCGAGTGGATCCGTAAAGTAAAAGCCTCCGATATGGACGTTGTACCTAAATTTCTATGGAGCGTATCCGCTCCCTCCGGTAAGTTTGCTTTTAAGGGAATGGGTGAGGGATCCGGACGTAACCAGGAGCTATTTAATTATATCGTCTACTTACAGACTAAAGGCTTTACTCGAGACGAGATTAAGGAGACGATTCGTGTTATTAACGACTACGTATTAGCTGATCCGTTGGATGATAGCGAGATCGCTACGATATGTAGAGACGAGGCATTTAAGCCGGACGACGTGATCGCCGAGCAAATCGCACAAGCTGAGGATAAAAAGGTCGGTTTCAATCATAACGAATTTGGGGATCTGTTAATCCAGGAGTTTAATATCGTCGAGGTCAATAATGTTTTATATGTCTATGAGGATGGCTATTACCAGGCAGACGATAAGATTATTGAAAACAAAATGATAGAGTTATATCCAGGGATTAAGCAACGTCAGCGCCAGGAGGTACTAGCGTATATTAGGATTAAGACTCACGTAGTAGCGAGCGACCTTAAGGTTAATCCGTATATCCTCAACCTTAAAAATACCAGGTTAAATATTAAGACCGGTGAGTGCTTAGAGTTCACTCCGGACGCTATCGAGTTTGATCGTATCCAGGTTGTTTATGATCCGTCCGCTTATTGTGCCGATCTTGATAAAATGCTTAACCGTGTTTTCTTGGGAGACCGTGAGGTTATTAATCTTTTTGAGGAAATGCTAGGAGCTATCTTGATTAAACACGCTCGTTATCAAAAGGCTTTTTTATTCTATGGATCCGGTAGTAACGGTAAGAGTACGATCCTGGACCTCATTGAAAAGTTTCTAGGGCCTCGCAACTACTCAGCTATCGCCTTGGAAAAGGTTACGGATCGATTTAATACGGCTGAGTTAGAGCATAAACTAGCTAATATCGGAGACGACGTGGACAACGTAGCTCTAAGGGATACCGGTACTCTTAAAAAGCTATTTAGCGGTAATGCTATCATGGTAGAGCGTAAAGGAGAGAGACCGTACACGATCGAGCCGTACGCTACTCATATTTACAGTTGTAATAGTATCCCTAGATCGTTCGATAAGTCGGAGGGATTTTATCGTAGGTGGTTACTTATTCCATTTAATGCTAAGTTTACGGTGGACGACGAGGATTACGATCCTATGATCGAGGATAAGATTACAACAGACGAGGCACTAAGCTACTTACTTAATATCGGTATCAGAGGAGCTAAGCGCCTTATGGCTAAGGGTAAATTTACCGAGCCTCAGAGCGTTAAAGACGCGTTAGAGGCATACAAGGCGGATAACTCGACCGTATTATCCTGGATTGATGATAAGGAGCTTACGGAGGAGTATTTCCAGGATAAGCCTAGAGACGTGTACTACTCCGAGTTTTGTGACTGGTGTAAAGTGTCCGGGATTAAATCTAGCATGATAACCGGTAAAAAAACATTTTTCCGAGAGGTTACGACTAAATACGACTTCGAGGAAAAGCCGAAACAAAAG